TTCGATATGTTATTAAGGATGCTAATATATTTGTCATCTCTCATAAGTCAGACTTACATGACAAATTTGAAAGTGTCCTACGTTTTGAAAAAGTAAAAGGTTTTTCGCGTATGGTGTCCTGACACACCAAAGAACAATGCAAGTCCCAAACCGTTACCATCATTCCAAGAAGGAGCAGAAGCGGAAACTGAAACCGCAGGCACTCCGACAAGCAAAGGCACGTCGCCAAGCACTCAAGAAGCGTCTCTCACGGGACGCTTCTTTTTTATAAATATCTAAAAAGTATTCATAAAATGGACGCACAAGAACTTCGCAATCTTCAAGAAGCATATATGGAAGTTGTTGAAAATCAGCAACTTGATGAAGGTATGAGTATGAAGGACTTTATGGATGCTCGTAAGAAGCGTGAAAGGAGTGAAAAGAGAAAGGAACTTTCACCAACTCGTAGGGCAGGTATTCATACACCAGAAAAGAAACCAGAAAGAGATGCGAGAAGAGATGCTGCTTACGGAGAAACGGGGCACGGAGGTGCTTTGAGACCTAAAAAGGTTCGTAAGGCAAAAGCACTTGGAGAACTTGGAGAGCAAACAGATATTTACGACATTATCCTTTCACACCTTTTAGATGAAGGATATGCCGAAACACCAGAAGCAGCAGAAGCAATTATGGTGAATATGAGTGAAGAGTGGAGACAGAGTATTGTTGGTTGATAACCACTTCATAAACTGTCTACTGGGAGGTCTTCGGACCTCCTTTTTTTGTATAATAGGTTCATACGCAACAGAGCAATGACCGTTAAGCACGAAATCAAGTCCCAACTTGCCAAACTCCTTGCCACTGAGGATCTTGTAGTGGAGCACAAGCAGGTTGAGACTGCTTGCTTCAATGTCCATACTCGTGTTCTGACTCTGCCAATGTGGGAGGGTGCCACGAATGAGATTTACGATATGCTGGTGGCACACGAGGTGGGTCACGCACTTTATACACCTGACCGTGATTGGTTGAAGGAAGTTAAGATTCCTCCACAATTTGTGAATGTGGTTGAGGATGCTCGCATTGAGAAGATGATGAAACGTCGTTATGCTGGTATTTCCAAGACCTTCTATCGTGGTTATAGTGACCTTTCCGATAAGGATTTCTTTGGTGTTGAGTGTGAAGATGTCAGCAAGATGAACCTTGCCGACCGAGTAAATCTATATTTCAAGATTGGCAACTTTATTGATATTCCTTTTGATGAATATCTTGAGATGCCAATCGTTCGTATGATTGATGGTTGTGAAGATTTTGATGATGTTCTTCTGGCAGCACAGGCACTCTATAAGTATTGCCAAGACCAGATGAATACGGAGACTAAGACTGATATGGATTCTCTGGAATCTCAAGGTCAAGGTTCTACCGAGCAAGACACCGAGCAAGACACCGAGCAAGACACCGAGCAAGAAGGTCAGGGGCAACCTGATGAAAATGATTCTTATGGTGGAACTGCCGAAAAAGATGATGCCGATCTTGATACTCCAAGTTATAAGCAAAATGCTGGAGAGAAATCAGAACCTCAAGTCAATACTATGAATTCTCTTGAGGAATCTATTAAAGATCTTGTGAATATGAATGGTATTGAGAATGTATATCTTGAGATGCCAAAAGTAGATTTGGAAAAGATTGTTGTTCCTAATTCAACAATTCATAGTGCTTGTCATGAACTTTGGGATAATTATTTTGACAAAACGGTTTTTGATCACGTTGATGCTGAGTTCCTCAAGTTTAAGAAGTCTGCACAGAAAGAAGTTAATTATCTTGTGAAAGAGTTTGAGTGTCGTAAGTCAGCAGATTCCTATGCTCGTGCTACAACTGCACGCACTGGAGTTCTTGATTGCACTAAACTTCATACTTACAAATACAATGAGGATTTGTTTAAAAAAGTAACCACTCTTGCTGATGGTAAGAATCATGGTCTTGTGTTTGTTCTGGACTGGTCTGGTTCTATGGGAAAAGTTATGTTAGACACTGTAAAACAACTTTGTAACTTGGTGTGGTTCTGTAAAAAGGTTGGTATTCCTTTTGATGTTTATGCATTTACTAATGACTATCCTCTTGTATCTCTAGATGAGAATGGTAGTGCAGTTCTTCGTGAACTTTCTTATAAGAAAAAAGATGGATTGATGCAGGTTGGAGAGTGGTTCTCTTTAATGAATATTCTGACTCATAAAGTCAATACTAAAACTTTTGAGAATCAGATGAAGCATATTTTTCGTCTTGCATGGAGTTTTAGTCGTTATGCAATGTATAAGATTCCTGTAGGTATGAATCTTTCTGGCACTCCTTTAAATGAGACAATGATTTCACTTCACCAAATCATTCCACAATTTAAGAAAGAGAATAAACTCCAGAAGGTGCAATGTGTTGTATTGACTGATGGTGAAGGATGTTCTCTCAAATATCATCGTCAAGTGCAACGTCATTGGGAATCTGAACCTTTTATGGGTACGGCGCATATTAGAGCAAACTGTTTCTTGAGAGATCGTAAGACTGGTAATACTTATAATCTGGGTGACAATTGGTATGATATGACCGATGTTCTTCTTGAAAACCTTAAGGATAACTTTGTAGATACAAACTTCATTGGTATTCGTGTTCTCTCAACAGGTGATGCTAGTTCTTTTATTCGTCGTTATTGTTGGGATAATTTTGAAATGAGTGAGAAGATTAAGATTCAATTTAAGAAAGAAAAGTCATTTGCACTTAAGACATCTGGATATCATACTTATTTTGGTCTTTCTGCAAATGCTCTCGCAAGTGAGTCTGAATTTGATGTAGATGAAGATGCTTCAAAGGCACAAATTAAAAAGTCATTTATGAAGAGCCTTCAGAATAAAAAAATGAATAAGAAAATCCTAAATGAGTTTGTAGACCTTATTGCCTGATAAATATTTTTATAAGTAATCGGTAAAACTAATGTCTAGATTTGGAGATTTAGTGGGAGGTAAAAAAGCAGCACCTGCTCCAACTCCCGCACCAAAACCTGTAGTAGAAGAACCTGTAGAGGTTGCAGAGTCTCCTATTGTTGGTGAAGATACTACAAATTATGAAGAGCTTATTGAAGAAGAACTTTATGAAAGTGATGTATCATTTCATGATATGAGTAAGAAAGAACTTGAGGAGTATGGTCGCACTGTCGGCATTGAGTTGGACAGAAGGCATTCTAAGAGAAGATTGGTTCAAGAGTTGGAAGAGCACTTGTCCAATTCCTAAACTGTCCACAGGGGGTCATTGAGACCCCCTTTTCCTTGTATAATAACTTCAGTTGAAACGAACAAAGCAACATCATGACTCTCTCTGCCGACTATATCCGCACTTCTCTTCAAGAACTTTATGGTGAGTCTGTGACTACTGGTGATATTCGTGCTTGGTGTGCAATGAATGGCACCAACTATCAGACTATCACTAACAAACTTTCTGATTATAAAGTGGGACGTGGTAAGTGGAATCTTGAAGTGACCCAACAAAAAGTGGAAGAAATCGAACGCACTTATCAGGCACCTGCAGCATTGCCTTCCGTAGAACAAAACCTTATCCCAGAAAAAGATGATACCTTCGTCAAGTTTGGCAATTTTGGTGACATTAAAAAAATTGTTCAATCCCGTCTTTTCTATCCGACATTCATTACTGGACTTTCCGGTAATGGTAAGACGTTCTCTGTTGAGCAAGCATGTGCCCAACTCGGACGAGAACTTATCCGTGTAAACATTACGATTGAGACTGATGAAGATGATCTTATTGGTGGTTTCCGTCTTGTTGATGGTGCTACTGTTTGGCATAACGGTCCCGTTATTGAGGCACTGGAACGAGGTGCAATCCTATTGCTTGATGAGATCGATCTCGCATCCAATAAAATTCTCTGCTTGCAATCTGTTCTTGAAGGTAAAGGTGTCTTCCTTAAGAAGATTGGTAAGTTTGTAAAACCTTCTTCTGGTTTTAATGTGATTGCTACTGCTAATACGAAAGGCAAGGGTTCTGATGATGGTCGTTTCATCGGCACTAATGTTCTTAATGAGGCATTCCTTGAGCGTTTCCCTGTCACCTTTGAGCAGTCGTATCCTACTCCTGCTACTGAACAAAAAATCCTTGAGGGTATTGCTCTGGATTTGGGTGTAGAAGATCGTGACTTCTGTAAGCGTCTGGTTGATTGGGGTGACATTATTCGTAAGACCTTCTATGATGGAGGCATTGATGAAATCATTAGCACTCGTCGTCTTGTGCATATCATCCATGCATATTCAATTTTCCAAGACAAAGCAAAAGCAATCCAAGTCTGTGTAAACCGATTTGATGATGAAACTAAACAAGCATTCCTTGAACT